ATTCTTAAAAGACGCAGACCTAGAGGGAAACAATTTAAACTCTGTAATTAAACAAGCACAAAACTACGCATCAATTTATGGTCATTGTTTTATGATTTTAGATAAACCTAGAGTCACAACAAACACAAGAGCAGAAGAATTAGAACAAGACATTAGACCATATCTATCAATCGTCACTCCTGAAAATGTTTTAGATTGGAATTTTAAAAGAGAAGTAAATGGTAAATATTATTTGGACTATCTTAAAATTAGAGAAGAAGTAGATAAAGATGGTGGAACATATATGCGACTTTGGTATCCTGATAGAATTGAAACTATCTATATGCCAGATAGAGAGCCACCAACAATAATAGATACTGCCGATAACCTGATTGGCAAAATACCAGCAGTTATTTTATACAATGCTAAATCCCACAAACGTGGCATTGGTCAATCAGACCTTACTGATATAGCTGACTTACAAAAATCTATCTACAATGAATATTCTGAAATGGAACAATTAATCAGATTAACTAACCATCCATCATTAGTAAAAACTCCAAGTGTAAATGCAAGTGCTGGTGCTGGTGCAGTAATTGAAATGCCTGATGAATTAGAACCAAACTTAAAACCATATTTATTACAACCATCTGGTCAAAACTTAACTGCAATAATGGACTCAATAAATAACAAAGTAGAATCTATAAATAGAATTGCACATACTGGTGCAGTAAGAACTACTAAACAAGCAGTATCATCTGGTATAGCTTTACAAACAGAATTTGAATTATTAAATGCAAGACTTTCAGAAAAAGCAGATAACTTACAAATAGCTGAAGAACAATTATTTAGATTATATGCACTATTCCAAAATGCTACTTTTGATGGCGAGATAAATTACCCAGATTCATTTAACATTAGAGATTATGCTTCTGATTTAATTTACTTCCAACAAGCAAAAGCTATGAGTATTGGCTCTCCTACATTTAGCAAAGAAGTTGATAAAGAAATTGCTAGAGCAGTTGTAGATGATGATGAGAAGTTAAATACAATTTTTGATGAGATTGATGCAAAGTCTGAAGTTGGAGAGTTTACACAAGACGAACCAGAACAAGAAGATCAAGAAGTAGAGCAAGAACAGATATAAAAAAGGCGACCATAAAGATCGCCTTTAATTATTAATTAAAATCATTCTCTATCTTTTTTTACTTTTTCTTGTGCTTTTAAAAATATTCTTATCATTTCTTTAGCACTAGAATCATTAACAAGACTTGGGTCAGCATAACCTTTCCCATCAGTTGTTAAATGTTTGGTCATAAGTTCTTTAGTCTTATCAACCATCTCTTTTGTTATTTTCATCGTCTCTCCTTTTGTTGTTTTCATACCTAAAATATACTATATATGAGATGTAATATGTGTCCAATCGTAAAGATAGTTTTGGACAGAAATATAGAACAGATATAGAACAAATTATGGCAGATATAGTCAAAGACGCAACTTTTTACAGAATTAAGCAAATAGAAATAGCAGAAGCCCAATATTACAAATCATTAGTAGCAACATTAGACAGAATAGAACGAGAGGTCGTATCTCTAGCTGGGAGACTACCAACACAAGATGGTAAATTAATAGAACTTCAATCAGCTATTGCGATAAGACCTAGAATAAAATTTATTTTAGATAGAGAATATTTAGATTGGTCAGATACAGTTGTAAGAGAGGGTTTTAATAAACAAGCTAAAAGAATTGAAAAAGCATTTAAGAGAATTGGTAATATACCAGTAGAATTTCAAGAACTTACTAAAGGAGATTTAGCTTTAGTACAGAATCTTAAACAACAATATTTTACGCAGTTTAAAGATGTATCAAATACATTTACAAGAAAATTATCAGAAAAGGTGTACCAGAATACATTAGTTGGTAGTGAGTTTGCAACCCTTGAAAAAGAATTAAGACAAACAATAAATGGCATATATGCTAGTTCAGATGACCCAGAAATTCAACGATTAGTTAATTTTGTAAATGAGAATAAATACAAGAAATCAAAACAAGCAGAGGTTGATAAATCAATACAAACATTACAATCTAAATTTGCAAGAGATCGTGCTGGAGAAAACATGAAAAGATATGCTGGTCAAATATTAAATGATTCTTTGCGAGATTTTGATGCAACTTTAAATTTTAATAAGTCACAAGATGCTGGACTTACATTTGTTAAATACTATGGAGATGTAATTCCTACAACAAGAGATATTTGCAGAAACATCATAAATGGTGTAATAAAACCTAAAAGAAAAGATGGACTTTTCACAGTTGATGAAGTCAGAAGAATATGGGCAAGTAGAAGTTGGTCAGGTAAAAAATCTGGCGACCCTTTAGTTGTTCGTGGTGGTTATAATTGTCGTCATCAATGGTCTTATGTCAATCCTGATTGGTATGACAGCAAAGGCGAACTAATAATATAATAGGAGAAAACAATGTCCGAAGAAACAAAGGCAGTTGCACCTGAAACGCAACAAACTGAAACACCAAAAGAAGAAGTAAAAGTAGAAGAAACAAAACAAAATACTTTTACACAAGAACAACTAGACAACATAATCAAATCAAGACTTGAAGCAGAAAAAAGTAAATATGAGAAAAAACTTCAAGAAGAAGAAAAACAAAAAGCTGAAATTCTAAGGCAGAAACAATTAGAAGAAGCTAAAACTAAAGCTGATATTGAAAAGATTATGCAAGAAAGAATAAAAGAAAAAGAAGAAGAATTATCGAAATATAAAAATCAAATTAAAAAAGAAAAGGTAGATAATTCAATACTTTCTATTGCTTCATCTAATAATGCCATTAATCCAAGTCAGGTAGTTTCTTTGTTAAAAGAAGAAGTAAAATATAATGATGATGGTAATATAGAAGTAGTTGATAATAATTCTAATGTACGATATAACAAAAGTGGAAAACCTTTAACTCTTGAAGATAGAGTAAAAGAGTTTTTAGATAGCAACCCACACTTCCGTAAAGGGTCTATGTCTGGTTCAGGAAGCCAGAGTGCTATTGGTGGCAAAACTGTTAAACCCTTTAACTTACAGGACTTGGACTTATCGAAACCAGAAGATCGTCAAGCCTATTCAGAATATAGGAAAAAACGAGATTCAGGTGCGGTACAAATAAACTTAACTAATAAATAAAGGTAAATAAAATGGCAAACGAAACAACATCGTCAACGGTATCAGAACTATATACTGAAATCGTTGCAGAAGCATTATTCGTAGCAAGTGAACAATCTATTATGAGACCACTTGTAAAGAACTATGCTATAACAGGTGGTGGAAAGTCAGTTGAAGTTCCTATCTATGCGGCAGTATCTGCGGCGGCGGTAAATGAAGCTACTGATTTATCTAACACTGCAATCAACCCATCTTCTGTGACTATCACAGCATCAGAAGTTGGAATCATGACTACTCTTACAGATTTAGCAAGAAACTCTGCACCAAGAAATGTTGCTGGAGATATTGGTAAATTATTTGGAGAAGCGATTGCAAAAAAACAAGACCAAGATTTAACAGCATTATTTGATGGCTTTAGTACAGCAGTAGGTGCGGCAGATGCGGCTTTAACTGCGGCACTTGTATTTCAAGCTATTGCAAATGTAAGAAATGCTGGAGTATCAATGGACGCAGTATCAGCAGTGATACACCCAATGGTAGCTTATGATCTTAAAGCTAATTTGACTAATACTTTTGCAAATGCAAATGGTAATGATTTAGCAAATGAAGCATTAAGAAATGGTTTTGTTGGAAGATTAGGTGGAGTACCAATCTTTGAAACAACAAATATTGCTAACACAGGAACTACTGGAGATTACAAACAAGGTGTATTCCATAGAGATGCGTTAGGTATGGCTATGATGCAAGACCTTAAAATCGAAACTCAAAGAGATGCTTCTTTGAGAGCAGATGAGATTGTAGCAACAGCAGTATATGGTGTCGGAGAATTGAACGATACTTATGGTGTTGAAGTACACTCTGATTCATCAATCCAATAATAGTTGGATACTTTGTGAGGGTGGGAAACTGCCCTCACATTATAACTAGGAGAATTTATGAATATAAAATTAACAAATGGCACAAAGACAATAATAAGACCAAAAGATCAATACGAAGCTAATATAAATCATTTTAAAATGAGAGGTTTTACTCCTGTTGATGAAGTAAAAAAAGAAATAAAAAAAGCGACAGTAAAAGACATTTCTGATAAAGTAGTTGAACTTAAACCAAAGAAAAAAAAAAATGTTAAGAAGAATAAGAAAAAAGATTAGTAGATTATTAGTCTGGTTAGCGAGTAAAGTTTATGGCTAATTATACTGGTGCTGATGTAATTGTTGCTGGAGATGTCACAAAGTATCAACCAGATGCTTTTGATTTTGGTATAGCCGCTGGAGATACAGAGGCAGTTAATTTCTTTGCACAAACTACTAATGATATTTTAAGACAGTTGAGAGTTGAATGGTGGCTTGTATATAAAACAAATATATTTACAGATATAACAGTTTTAAACACAGCAGAAATGGTTAATACAAAAGTAAATTTAGATCAGTTTGAACGTGCTGGTGTTTATCTATTTCTTGGCAGATTCTTATTACCAGCATTAACTAAATTTAGACCAGAAACAGAAAAAGACAGATTTGAAAGAATGGCAGAATATTATATGTCACAATACAATATCGAATGGAGAATGATATTAGAAGATGGTGTAGAATATGATGTTGATTCTTCAGGAACTATTGTAGCAAACGAGAGAGAGCCTTTACATGGATTTAGAAGATTGACTAGATAATGGCAGTTAGTCTAAATATAAAAACAAACTCTAAACAAGTTCAATCAAAATTTAGAAAATTTCAAGCAGTATTACCAAGAGTTATTGATAAAGGTTTAAAACAAGCTGGATTTCAATTATTAGATATTATAAGAACTAAAACACAAAAAGGTATTGATTTTAGAGATAGACCATTTGCACCATATTCAGAGGCTTATTTAAAAAAACTACAAAGAGAGGGAAAACCATTAAAAGTTGATTTATTTTATTCTGGTAGAATGTTAGGAAGTCTTACACCTAATTCTACAATTAAAAAAACAGGAAGAAACAAAGTAAGTCTAGCATTTAGTAATTCTCAAATGATGCAAAGAGCATTATTTAACCAAGTATTAAAAGACCCTAAAAGAGAATTTTTTGGCTTTAACAATAGAACAGAAAATATTATAAGAAAACAATTTAATAGATTTGTAGAAAAAGAATTAAGAAAGTTTAGAATATGAGTGTAAGAGAAAATATAGCAAGTAATTTATTATCAACTATTTCAGGTATATCTAATCCAATAACAATTAAAAAAGCTACAAGGCAACCTTTTTTGCTAGACGAATTATCAGAGCAACAATACCCAGCAGTAATAGTACAAACATCTGAAGAAAATAGAGATGATTCGGAATTAGGAAGTGGTGCAAAAACTAGACATGGTACGATAGATTTTGTAGTTCTTGGTTTTGTTAAAGGTGCAGAAGCTAATATTGATACAAAAAGAAATCAATTAATTACTGCTATTGAAACATCATTAGAATCTGATATTACTCGATCTGGTAATGCACTTGATACTGAAGTCGTACAAGTAGAAACTGATGAGGGAAGTTTATTTCCTGTTGGTGGTATAAGAATGACAATCAGGTGTATGTACGAATATCAAGCTGGAACACCATAGGATAAATTATGTCAGAAAAAATTATAAATAAAATTGAAAAAAAAATAGATCAAATAGAAAAGATGCATGATAAAGAGTCTATGCTTTGTGAAGAAGTAAAAGATTTATTAGCAGAAATGAGAGAAAACCAAGAAGATGATAGTCAAGATTGGGAAGAAGATATAGATGACGAAGATGATTTTGAAGAAGATGAGGAAGATATTGACGAGGAAGACGATAAATAATATAAAGCATTATGGCTAAAGACATTAAATTATATAAAGGTAGTTCAGAAATAGTTATTAATGAATCTAATCTTGAACATTTTTTAAGTTTAGGCTATAAGGAACAAAAACAAGAACAACAATCAAAAAGTAAAAAGGACA